CCTTGGGTCTGCCAAGACTCCACCCGTCGCTCCCCCGAGGACTCGGGGTGGCCCCTCCACAGGGGCCAGGTGTTCAGTTTTCAAAGAGCTCCCCTCCCCCACTGGGCGAGGCCGGGTTACTCGACCTGCGCCACGTGCCCATTTCGGAGGGTTTCCAGATCCGTGATCAAGGCTTCGTCTGCTTTGTCGAGTTTGGCCGCGGACACCACGCCGCGGGTGGTCACATTGTAGATCTCGAAGCGTTCACCGCGAAAGCGGATGTACCGCCCCACCAACGGGTGCTTGGGTTCGTCCACCGGCCCTCCTCTCGTGTTCTCCGAACTTTCCGCCGGGCCGGTCTGCCCGGCGGCGCTACCCCGGAGGGGGGGCTATACCTCTACCCAACGAAGGGGAGGGGGAGGGGAGTAAAGCTGGGTCCTCTCCCCCCTCGTCCGTGATACGTGAATATGACGCGTGGTCAGCCTCATTCTGCGCAACTTTCACAAAAGCCCCAGCAAAAAACCCCCAAATTCACTCAAAACGAATTCACCTCAAAAACGACCGGGATGGGGTAGGGGGGGGGTGGGGGGGCAGGGACCGTGTTCTGTGACGTGAATTCCTCTCCCCGAAGTCATTACTATAGTGAGTATGAATAATTTAATTTAAGAAAGACACGTGGCCTACCCCCCTACCGTCCCCGCGTCTTTTGAGGTGAACCCGGTTTTCGACCTCCACCACCCTCATTCCCTGGGGGTTTCCACCTACTTCAGTCCAACCCTCAGCTATTACGCGGCAATTTCACCCCGCCCGTATCACTGCTTACGTAATTACGTTCTCATTCGTGTTGTCCTCCGCTTCAATTCAGGCCATACCTTACACAGCTCGAACCGGCTCAGGGTTGGAGATCCGCATATGCCGAAAGCTCGTGCCGACGTCCTCAAGTGTGGGGCGCAGTGCCGAAAACGTCCGGGCGTCTACTGCCAGCATCGCGCCGGCTACCGCACCCCGCACGTGGGGGAAGGTCGGTGTTATTTGCACGGCGGACGGACCCCCATCAAGTCCGGCCGCTACTCCCGCATCACGCATTCGCGCCTGCGCCACCTCATGGACCAGATGCAGGAGTCCGACGCGCAGGTGCTGGACCTGGAACCGGAGGCGCAGCTGCTCCGCGCCATGGTCATCGACTATATCAACCGGTACGAACAGTTCGTAGACGAGCTGCATCGCTGGGCCGTGGCCACGCAAAAAGCCAAAGGGAAAGGGGCACCCCCACCCAAACTGGAACTGCTGTCCTTGTTCGACGCCAAGGACCTCGTGGAAGGGGTGTCCCGCGTGGTCGAGAAGATTCACAAGATCACCGCGTCCGGGTCCCTCACCCTGGATACCTTCCGGCGCGTCATGGAACAGATGGGCCTGGTGGTGGCCACGCACGTCAGCGACCCCGACACCCTGCGGGCCATCCAGCGGGACTGGTCCAGCGTGATGGTGGACGCGAAATCGACGGTCCGAAAGACCCCCGATGGCGACGACGATCGCTGATCTGCTCAGCGGCGTGCGGCTGCGGGGTCCGGCCCACCCCTTCGGCGCGGTGGATCTGTCGGATGCCGTGAAGGGGCTGGCCAAGGGGTTGGTGGCGGTCGAAGCGGCGACGCAACGGTCCAGGGCCAGGTCCTCCCTCCGGACGTTTTGCGACACGTACCTCCGCCACCATTTTACGATTGGGTATGGCGAACATCACTTGGAGATGTTCGCGGTCATCGACGCCCCGCGCAGCGCGCACGGGAAACGCGTGGCCCGGATTGAACCCCGGAAGTTCGGGAAGACGACGGTCATCTCCCTCGCGCTCCCCCTACACGCGCTCGCGTATCAGACGAAGAAGTTCGTGCTCTTGGTGGGGGAAGGGTCCTCGACAGCTGAAGCCAACTTAGCGACTCTGGTACACGAACTGGAGAACAACGCTCAGCTCGTCGCCGACTTCCCCCACCTCGTTCCCGCCCGTGATTCCAAAGGCCAGATGGTGAAGTGGACCGACGGGCAGATCGTGCTCGCGAACGGGGCCACCGTCATGGCGAAGGGCATGGGGAGTCGGATGCGCGGCATGAAGCACGGGGCGCAGCGGCCCGACCTCGGCGTGGTGGACGACCCGGAGTCCCCCGAGACCGCCCCGTCCTTTCTTACCCGACAGCGGCACAAACGGTGGTTCGGGGGGACGTTCCTGGGCTTGGGTGGGGAGGCCTGGGATGTGTACGTGATTGGGAACATGCCCCACCACGACTGTCTCATTGCCAGCTTGGTCAAGTCGCCCGAGTGGGACGGCCTCCTGTTCCGCGCCATTAATATCCCCCGACGCGAAGAAGAACCCTACCCGCTCGGTAACCAGAAGACGGACGGCTCGCCCTTGTGGCCGGAAATGTGGTCGCTGGCGGCGCTGGACGCCTACCGCAACGACCCCACGGTGGGCGACCTGGGGTTTGCGCGGGAAATGTTGAACGACCCCAGGGACGACAAGGACAAGCCGTTCGACTCCCACAAGTTTACCTTCGTGGACTTCACCCCCAGTACGTTCGGCACGTACCTGGAGACCGCCGTCTTCTTGGACCCCGCCGGAGGCGAGCACCCTGGCGAGGTGAAGCGGGGACGGAAAGACTGGGCCTGTGCCGTGTTCGCCGGACGGACGACGGACGGGTTCATTGACGTGTTCCACGTCGTGATGACGCGCACCATGCCCGACGCGCAGGTGGATCGGTTGCTGGACGGCTACGAAGCGTATCCGGTGGACTTGATCTCCTTGGAAGAGAACAACTTCAAGAACCTGATTGAACCCACGTTGCTGCGTCGCGCACGAGAACGGAAACTCTACCCGGCGACGACCGTGGTGTATCAAACGAAGAACAAGCTTCAGCGGATTCTGAAACGTCAGCCGGTCATCGCCAACGGGACGGTGCGATTTGCGCGTCACCTGCTCCGGACCGTCCCCGAGTACTTCGGCCAGTTCGACGACTTCCCTGGCGATCACGACGACGCCCCCGACGCCACCGAGGGCGTGATCAGTACGTTGGAGCAGAAGCGGATCATTGGGTTACCCACTGGGATGGGCGGCACCAGTTACTGGAAGAGTGAGGCCACGGCATGAGTATTCGCAAAGCACGTCCAACCAACGCGGTGGCTGGGGGAACCAAGGAACTGGGGAGTACGGGCCTCCAACAGTCGGGCGGCGTCGTCCGCGAGGAACTGCTCGTCCAGTTGCAGGGCTCACGCGGCAAGAAGCTCATGCGCGAGATGTCCGAGAACGACGCGATCGTGGGCGCGTTCTTGTTCGCCGTAGAGCAGATGATCCGGCAGGTGACGTGGAAGGTGGTGCCGGGGGCACCGGGCGATCTGGAGACCGCGCTGTTCGTCGACTCCTGCCGCGAGGACCTGACGGAGACGTGGGCCGAGACCATCACGGAAGTGTTGTCCATGCTCGTGTTCGGGTTTCAAATTTCCGAGCTTATTTACAAGAAGCGCAACGGCCCCACGCGTGACCCCCTTACCTCCAGCCGGTTTACCGATGGGCGAATCGGCTGGCGGTCGCTAGCCCCTCGCTCCCAGGAATCCATTGCGAAGTGGGAGTTTGCTCCCGAAGGGGGCCAGGTCCTGGGCGCGTATCAGACCACGGCGTCGGGCACGACGGTGTTCCTGCCGGCCGAGAAGTACCTGCTGTTCCGCACGAAGGTGCGCAAGGGCAACCCCGAAGGGTACAGCATCTTGCGGAACGCGTATCGGAGCTGGTATTTCAAGAAACGGTTCGAAGAGATCGAAGGCATCGGCGTCGAACGCGACCTGGCCGGGTTGCCTACGCTGACCGCCCCGGAAGGCATGGACCTGTGGAACACGAGCAACCCTCGCGCCACCGAGCAACGGGCCGTGGCCGAGACGCTGATTCGCAGCATTCGACGTGACGAGCAGGAAGGGGTCCTCCTCCCGTTCGGGTGGAAGCTGGAACTGCTGTCTACGGGCGGTGCCCGCGCCTCCAGCACCACGGATATCATCAACCGGTACGACCAGCGTATCGCCATGACCGTGCTGGCCGATTTCATTCTGCTGGGGCACAGCGGCAAGTTCGGGAGTTTCGCCCTCTCGAAGACGAAGACCAGCGCGTTCGTGATGTCGCTGTACGGCTACCTGAACATGATTCGGGACGTGTTCAACCGGTATGCCATTCCGCGCCTCCTCGAGATCAACGGCCTCCCCTTAGAGTTCCCACCCAAGTTGGACTACGGCGACGTAGACGCGCCAAACCTCAACGAGCTTGGCAACTTCATTCGGAACATCACCGGGAGCGAGTACGTGCTGGCCACCCCGCTGTTGCTCCAGTCACTGCTCCAGGCGGCGGGTCTGCCGTCCGACGAGTCGGACATCGCCAAACGACTGACAACGCACGCGGGACGCGTGGAGGACGCGTTGGTGCAAGCGGTCCGCGACGCCATGGAACGGAGCGCGGTCGAAGAGGACCAAGAACTCATGAACGAATCGTAGCTAACGTAATTACTAATCCGGAGTATTGCGATTGAAGCGCGTTTCGGCAACAACTAGAACGGCTTCGACCGCGTAGGAGGGACATGGAACCGACGCCGATCCTGAAACTCGATGACGACAACCACTTGGTGTTCGGGTGGGCCAATGTCTCGATTCGGCAAAGCGGCGAAGTGATCGTGGATTCGCATAACGACACGATCGACCCGGATACGCTCGAAGCCGCCGCCTACCTGTTCAACCTCGACTTCCGGTCCACCGGCGTGATGCACCAGGGTGCGTCGGTCGGCCGCATGGTCGAGTCCTTCTTCGTCACCCCCGACAAGCTCACCAAAATGGGATTGCCCCCGGACGCGCTGCCCACGGGTTGGTGGGTCGGTTTCCATGTCGAGAGTGACGAAGTTTGGAAGGCCGTCAAGGACGGCACGTATGCGATGTTCTCCATCCAGGGAACCGCGATTCGTAGCGAGGTCTGACCCGATGCCCAAGAAACTCAGTCAGCTGATCGTGGATCGGGTCGACCTCGTGGATCGCGGGGCGAACCCGGACGCACACGTCGTGCTGTTCAAGCGTGACGTCAAGAAAACCGAGTTCACGGATCTCCTAAATCTCAAGGAGTTCCAAGAGGTGGTGTTCGAGATCATGGATATGTGCATGACGCTCGAAGACGCCATCTACTCCTCTCTCTATGCAGAGGGCGACCGCGCCGCCGAAATTCGTACGTCCATCGCTCAGTTTGCCGAACAGGTGAGCGCAGCCCTGGATACGTGGATGAGCGGCAGTGCCGTTGAACAGCGTGACGCAGCCGCCGTGCTGCAGAAGATCAAGGCGCGCATGCGCCACATGGTCGAGGAGGGACTAGTGGCCGAAGACAAGGTTGAGAAGCAGGACACCCCGCCGACGCCGGATCCGCCGACGCCGGACCCCGTGCCGGAGACCGTACTCAAGGCGGACTTCGACACCATCCAGAAACAGCTCACCGACGCTCGCGAGGCCGTGACCAAGGCGGAAGCGGCCAAGGCCGAGGCCGAGCGCATTGCCAAGGAGGAGACGGAGAAGCGCGAGTTCGTCGAACTCCAGAAGCGTGCCGACACGCAGTACGGACATCTGCCCGGTACCAGCGAGGAACGGGCCAAGGTGCTGAAGGCCATGCAGCCGATGCCGGACGCCGAACGCAAGCAGCTCGAAGCGATGCTGGCGGCGGGAGAAGCGGCCATGGTCAAGATGTTCACCGAGCTCGGGACCACGCTCGTCGCGGAAACGGCGGCGGAGGTGGTGCAGGCACGGGCCAAGGAGCGCGTCGACAAGAAGCTCTCCAAGACGCACGAACAGGCCGTGGAAGCCGTCCTCCGCGAGGACGCGGCGCTGTACGATCGGTACCGCAAAGAACAGGGTCGGTAGGGCTGGTGTGGAACCAGCCGCATCCGGGACACGGAAACTAGAAAGGACGATCCATGGCGTTTGAGATTCCGGGGAGGAAGATCACGCGGGTGTGCGGGGCGGCGAGCCTCGCGCAGAAGAAGCACATGTTCGTGAAGCTGCATACGGACGGGACGGCCATCATCACGGCGGCGGTCACCGACCGTCCGTACGGGCTGCTGCAGAACAATCCCGGTGTCGGGCAGGAAGCCGAGATCATGC